ATTTCAATCACAGGCAAATAATAAATGCTATTTGCTATATTATCATCTACCGTCTCAGTAGCATATCGTGAATTTAAAAAGATTTGGATAGATTCAATATGTTCCATTTGTTAGTTAGTTATACTATGCAGATATTATTTACTTAACTATTATTTGTAATCACCAACGGATTAAAATTGCGATACAACTTATTCTCAATCGTGTCTACATCTAAATGCGAATACTCCTGACCAAATACATAATCATATATCTTCCTCGCATCATCTTCCTTCATTTGTAACAACTCCTGATTAACCGTATTCCACTCCTCTTTATTTTTCGGTTTAAAAATGGTTGCATATGTCGTCTGCTTTCTAAGCATCTTAGGGAAATACATATACGATTGTAGTGTAAAAATAAAACAGGTATTCAAATGACGCGCCTTAATCAACATAGTATTAAGCAACTTCTGAACATCTTTATCTTTTAGGGAACTAGCAAAATCATCTATTATTACACAATTATATTCCATCTCTTCATCACCATCATCATCATACTCCTCCTTTCTCTCTTTGAGTTCAGAATATAACTCTTCTAAACTATCCCTTGTTAGTTCGTGCAAAACTTTATCATGCTTTTCAAAGGGGTGATTCTGAACCGACATGAAACTTATTGCCGGAGTAAATAAATAAAGATTATGAAACTTCTTATGGTAAGCCCCGCCCTTACGAAACTGATTCAAAAGCAGACTAGTCTTACCACTACCTCCGCTGCCAACTAACAAATATATCATACCATTACGGCGCGAGATACCGTCAGGAATATCTTTGACATATTTATCCATACGCTCCTTAATTGGTTTTATCGTCTTAATGTCCTGATTAATTTCCTCTTTTATATCCACTATTGGCATTTATATATGCCAACATTTTATTTAGGCAGATTGTTTAATTAAGTAAAAATATAATATTGTGTATATATATAATATGTCTGACCAACCAAATGAGACGATAGATGATGTGGGACTTACAAAACCTAAGAAAAAACGCTCGGAAGCACAAATTGCCGCAACCGAACGAATGCGCTCCGCGTTGGAGGCAAAGCAATCATCAAGCAGCAAAATAACACCAGAGGAAAAAAAGTTACGCTTACAGGCAATAAAGGAGCAACTTAATGGACCCCTTAAAAAACACATGGAGAAAAAGCAATCAGAACCCGAATCAGAACCCGAATCAGAGGAAGAGGAAATACCACCGCCACCTGTTGCACCCAAACCTTTACATAAAAAGTCCATTAAAAAGGAGGCACCGCCAAAAAAGGAACCCAAAGTAGTGTATGAATCTGAATCTGAATCAGATGAGGAAGTCATCGTGATTAAAAAGAAGAAAAAACCAAAAAAGAAGACCATCATTTATGAGGAGGAATCTGAGGAGGAGGAAGAACCCGTAAAACCAGTAAGGAAAGAACGCGAAACGAAAACGCAACAAAACTCTGCTTCCAAATTCAAAGTGACGCCTGGTGTTGCCGCACCTCCAAAAAGTATTTATTATTTCGCTGATTAATATATATATTAAACCTACTTAAAGACGCAAAATAAAAATATTTTGTAAGTATATAATGGCATACACTTACAAAAAGCAATTTAATAAAAAGTATGGATTTGAACCTGACCAACCTCACAGTTTAGCGGACATCTCCAAAATTACAGGGTATAAGAAGTCCGGGTTAGAAACCATATTTGACAAGGGTGTCGGCGCTTTTAAAACTAATCCTACTAGCGTGCGTCCTGGTATTAGGTCTCCCGAGCAGTGGGCACAGGCTCGCGTATATAGTGCAGTCATGGGTGGCAAAGCGGCACGGGTTGATAAGTCCCATCTAATCCGTAAATAATTTTATTTTTTTGACTCAACTCAATTTTATTAGTTTTCAAAAAAAAATTGAAACACTTTTATTTCTTTAAATTAAAGACATAAAATATAAATCAAAACAACTTAAAGAACAAAATGAGTAGCATTATCAATAACGATCTTTTAAAATATCTTGTGTTTAGCGCCAGATTAACCAAAGCACAGGCTGAACATTTATCTGAAAAATGCACATCTTTTAACGAAATTTTGATGATAAAATATCAGGATGCGGACTATGAAAAATGTGAAGGGGAAATAACCGCAGCCATAATGAAATACGTAACCCTATTATGTGACAAATACAAAACAGGTTGGGAACCCAAACCAAATAATATCTTCGTATATGAAGAGAAAGAAATTGCAGGCGTTTGCTTTGGATGCGGAGTTGAAGGGAAATTTATTGGGGATGAAGGCGATGATTGGTTATGTGTTGATTGCTCATCACTATCAGAACAAGAGATTGATGAGGAGGAGGAAAAAATAATAAAACCATGCTGTAACTGCTCTGGTTCTTTTGAGATTTCTGAAATTGTAAAAATATCTAAGAGAGACGAAACTGAAAAATGGATTTGCTGTGAATGTAATGCCAAAAAAATAATGGCAAGTGAATGCTGTGATGATAGTGAGTAAGACAAGTGCAACTATATATATATATAACTTTTAACTTAAATAATTTAAAAATGAGTTTATATTTAAGTCAATTTTCGACTTAAATATATTACACTATTTTTTCCAAATCTGACATGATACTCCTTTGTGATTCTGGTATGTCTCTACTCCTTAACCAGTCACAAAATCTGTCATAACATCGGCATAAAAAGAACCCCATTTATATTACATTATATTTTTTTTTATTTTTTGTGGTTGAACGATTTTGTTTAATTTAGTTCTAGTGGGTGGTGGATGGTGGTGGATGGTGGAGGGTTGTTTTTCACTTCCGCCATTTATATACAAAAAAAAAGATTTTTTTCATTAAAAAGGGTAGAAATGTATCAAACATACCAAACTTTTTTCCTTTTTTTCTCTTTTTTTCTCTTAACTGAAAATCAACCCTCCACCCTCCACCCTTCCACCTTTCAATTTAAATATATATATAAAGTAAGTAAGGATATCAGATACTCCATTTAAGTAGTCATTAAACACCCAAGTCCAAAATGATCCTGTAATTCTTTAATATTAAATATTATTTTATTAAATGCTTTTGTTTTCTTTGTTTCAATACCTTTGATTTTCAATCTTTGCAATCTTACCGCAAATTGAATGGCATTACAAGTATAAGTAATTCCATTTGCACTGATCCATTCCATAAATTTATCATAAACAGATTTACTTTGCAATTCAATATCAATACAGTTATAGTTTTCTTGGGTATAATCTTTAATCCAACGCTCAATAACATTCTCACTCATTTCTTTCAATTCATTATGATATTCGGTAACAGGAATTGGAATAGACCCAAATTTATCCATATCAGGAATAGATTTGAAATATTCGTAACATGTTTTCAAGAAATTAATATCAGATATATATCCATAAAATTCATCAAAATATTGTTTATTTCCAATAAGCTCATCACTGCATCTAACAATAAATTTACGACGATCATCTTTGCTAGTAGATATAGGTTCTTCACTATTGGTAGTAATAATAAATCTGTGAAATGATTGAATTGGAAATTGAGTAATGCCTTTAATATTAATCTTGATAGTAGGTTCAGTAATAAGTCCTTTGATTCTACCCTCACTTTCTAAGGTTTCTTTCTTTGATAATTCATCAAGATTGACAAGAAATGCGTCAGACATTAAACCATTAAATTCACCCCAAACATCACGACTTGGTTGAGTAGTTTGAAAGAATTTTGTTTCTCCGATCATTTTTGTAATTAATGTCATTAAAGTGCCCTTACCAGCACCTTCTTTTGAAATGAAAATAGGACAAACAGATTTAACAGCAGGAAATTGAATCATTTGGGCGATCCATTTTTCAAAATAATCTGCAACATTTTCATCGTGACCACAAAGAATTTTAATATGGTTTTTAATAAATGGAACAGCTTTAACATCTTCTGTATATTTTTCAACAAGTTCCATATCGAAAGGACGCCACATATTATAATAATTATCAGGACATTTAAGTCCAGTAGGAAAAACACCAGTCTCATCTTTTATAACCATATTTTCATCTTCAAACCATTTATTTAAGAATGGCATAGTTTTAATAATATTTTCCCCCTCCTTTGTTTCAACAAGTTCATCATATTTAAGACGTTCATACGCTGTTTTTAAATGTTCCTTTTTCATAACAACACAACGATTTTCAAATTTTCTGAGATAGAAATTTTTATTAACTATTAAACAATGTTCATCTTCAAATTTCGCCTTTACTTCTTCGTAGGAGCGACCTTCTTTTAGTTCAACCCATTCCCTGATACATTCATTATCTTCATCCATAGTAATATCATCACAGTGTTGTTTATAATCAAATTGCATATTTAGTCCTTCAAATTTTGTTTCAATATATTTTGTAAGGTCTACAATTAAATCTAGATTATCATAATAATCACCATACATAAGTAATCCATCAAAAGCAAGAGAACATATTTCAATTTTTTCACGATTCAAGAAATTAATTACTTCTTGTAAAATGCGATTTTCATAAACACAAAGAATGCGATTAATAGCAGATCCCAACCAATTCCAACTTCGGTTGCTAGGAACAGTATCAACAATATATTTGTAACATTCCAAACTGGTCAGTTTTTTTTGAATTTCTTTACATTCTTTATCAAATTTTTTAAAATTTGTATCTTTGGTCTTCTTATTAAGGTCATCCGTATTAACAGCACATAAATACATCGTTTTTAATTTATCACGATCACCTGCATTTAATATTTCGTCACGATGATTGCAATAATATTCCAATTCAGGACAATGAATGTTATTGATTTTACAAAGATACCGTAATATAACAGGGTGGCAGTTCTTCATATCCAAATCAGTAGCTACACCATCCAATAAAAATCCACGAATTTTTCGAGGAATGCCTTGTAGTGAATTTCCACAATAAAGTCTGCCTCCAACTTCTAATGGAGTATTTTGAGTATATGAGTATATCCGTTTTACTTCACCACGACATTTAATATTTGTTTGACAAAATGATTTTAATAAATCAAATTGTTTTTCTCTTTCATCATCATTTTTGCTAGATGCTTTTGCGTATGCCTTAAAATCAGCAAATTTCATAGCGTTGAGATGCTTAACCTTTTCAATTGGTAGTCTTTCAATCAATTCCATTATATATATAAACAAATATTATATTTAAATTGATTTTTACATAATTAATTTAAATATATATTCCTTAATCTTTCTGTTTCTTTTCTGTATAAATAATACCCGTTTTGTTTCAATTTTATTTTATCTTTGTGATTTTCATTATATTTTTTTGTTGATGCTAAACAAATTGCATTATATTTGTCTTTGTTGTTCTCTCGCCATTTTTGATTTGCTTTTTTTTGTGCGTTTGATGTCATTATAATATATAGTGTGATTATATTTAAATTGGTTAATTTAAATATATATTCCTTAATCTATTGGTATTTTTTATCATAGAATAATTGCATTAAAAAAGTCTTTTGACTTGGGCAATAAAGTGGGGCAATTTTACGGAAGCCATATTTAATCCAGGTTAATTCCTGGTCGTCAGAACAACCACCTTGTGATGTGACACATATAACAGAATATCCAGTATCATAATATTCAATATGGTCTACAAAAGCGCCTTGCCGTGTAATCTCATATAATGTATTCTTAAATATGTTCTTAATAGCAGTGTGCTTTTTATTCCAATTTAAACATTTTTTTAATTTATATTCAGAAGCAAAAGCATTTCTATTATCACATATCTCTTTTTCAGGAGCATTATTATACCCGTCCTTAGTAATTAATGGAAAATTTCCCCAATAAGATTCAGAAAAAAGTTTTTCGTAATTTGTTTTAGATGCCCAGTTTGTCATTCTATATATATACTCAATATTATATTTAAATTAATTTCAATTAAAATATACTTTCCCTTAATATTAAGGCGAAATAAATTCCTAATCCGTTTTTTTGTTAGGAATATAATATTTAGTAAGTATATATGCAAACTTATTATTTTTATAAGCTATCCATTAAAAATACGAAATTGTGTTATATTGGCAGCACAACGAATGTAAATAATAGAATTAATGGTCATAAGACTAGTTGCAATAATTACATGTGTGGAAACCATTATGCGACACTATATAAAAGTATTCGTGAAAATGGTGGTTGGGAAAATGTTGAAAGCACCGTTGTAGGAATGCGCGAGTTTTTAAATAGAAGCGATGCTATGATAGAAGAGCAAAAGTATATAGTCAAATACAAGGCGAATCTAAATATGGTCCCCGCATCTACTACCAGTTTAAATAATTTAATTGAACAAAGAGAAATGACACCCACAAATTCAATCAAACGGAATAGACTAGCAACAGCCATTTGGAAGAAAACCGTTGGAAAAGAGAAATATAATGAATGGCAAAAGAACTATATGCGAAAAAAACAAGCATATAAATATCAAGCAAGATTGTTGCGATATTGCCTTATTTCTGATAAGTAATGGGAAACTTTTTCATGAATGCCTGATGATTTGTTTCCATATTAGTAGAGTCCCCCCAGAGCAGGTAGCGACTCAGAGACCCAGCGCTAAATGGATCATTCCAATTTTCTCTCTTCTTGTGTCTTAATAAATAGTTTTCTCTTTTGATTTTGTCGCCTTCATCTATGTAGGTCTTGCCGCCTTCTTGACCGAAATGGACTACCTTTCCATTCGCATATGTAGCCATAAATCTCTTGCCCTTTCTAGTAGATTTTTCAATAAGCATTTATATATATATTCACTTTTTAAAAAGTGGAGCAAACCCCCTAAATTTTTTTCTCCACTTTTTAAAAAAGTGGAAAAAATATGTATATCTTGTTCTCTCTTAAAACCAATTCGCAAAGAATGCGATTCAATTCAAAATCAGAATAACAATCAGATTCATGAATACAATTACAGTTGTTATGAATGTTTAGATAAATTGAAACAAAGAGAGAAAAACTATTTGTTTGAACAATTAAAAAATTTTGGAATATTATATTCCGCTTAAAATATATGGAGGAATACTCATACCAGTTACCCTATACAGAAATAAAGCGTTGCCCAATTTGTGGCAAATGGATTGAATACAAACCCTTTGTTTTCAAAAGGACACATATGCATAAAGATTGTTTCATGAAATTACTTACCAAATGGGAAATCTATTCCTTATCATGTATCTTGATATAAGTCTTGGCTTGTTGAGCGCTTGAACCAGCCGCTTCAAAATCTTCTGCCATATCCTCATTTTGAATCATTAGTTGCTTATACTTACTGGTAAAATAATGGTGTCTCAAACTATTAACAGAAATCTTGCTACCGAACATAGCATTAAGTCTCTGATTAAGAGTCACACTAGTTAAAGGTTCCAAATTGGTATTGAATAGGAGATGGTCAATTTCCTTCGGTATAATTGCAATCCATTTCTTTAATAACTTTAATAGAGCAGGTGGTATATCCAGAGTCTGTT